ATTGTCAGGACTTTTTACACCCTCCATTAAGTTGAGACAAAGATGCGGCTCCATCCCAATACCATAAATTACGTGCATTTTTTAAAGTGGCTATTTGGTCTTTTATTTCTCCGACTAATTCCCCTACCCAAACACCGGCTGAATAAGTTCTAACTAATATTTTATCTGACATTTTTTCTCCTAAATTTTAATGTTGTTAGTTTAAATTACCAACTAAAATTATAATATCATACTTAAATTTTATTGACAAATTAAAGTTTACTGATAATATTGTATTTAGAGAGATAAATTTTCAGGAGGTTTAAAAATGCAACAATGTTACAATTGTAAATATTTCAGATCTTGTTCCAGAGATAAAAACGGCTCGTTATGCAGCTCTTACAAGAAGGGGTAGTAGCAATGAAAATAAGATGGTCTTTAGATAGAGTTAATCAAGATTTAAAAGCTTGGACTTGTTTTATTGTTTGCTTAATTTGCTGGTTAATTGTGGCTAATATATTATGAATAAAAATGAAATTTTTGAAGAAATAAAAAAAGAAAATGAGTTAGCCTTGATGTCAGCTTTAAACTATGATTTGGATGATACTATTGAGCATTTGAAAAATCAACATTCATTATTCGAAAAACTATCAAAGGGAAATCCTTTGAAAAAATGGGAGGAAAACAATGCCTAAATCATTAAACTCTATAATTAGAGTAGAGAACCGCTTAAATGCTCGTAGAAAAGCATTGTTGATTAGAGATGCGTTAGTTGTGGCTAGCGCATCAATGTTTATGATTATGGTGTTTCTGGTAGCCTTACACATCGGATATGTGAAGATATGTTTCTAATCGGTCAAGATGTCCGTTGGAAACTAGATCCATATGCAACAATGAAGATTGTTGAAAAACAAGATTTGCACTATAAATGCGAGTCTAAAAGTTATGATGGAATATTAAATTTTGTAGAAAGTGAATTGAGAAAGATATGAGCGATAAATTGATTTTAGATGTGGTGATTGCTTATCTGAATAACGGTAAAAAAATTACAGATATTGCAAAGTATCACAAATGCACGGTGCAGAACGTATATCAATTCTTAGAAGGTAGAGCACAGAGGATAACTATATGGGAAAAACTTTAAGTTACTGAAATATCAATAGAAAAAATGAACGAGTTTTTAAAAAGCTACGGATTAATAATAACAACAATAGAAAATCTATGTACTTGTTAATGAAAATTGATTCGTGAAGATACAAAAAAGCCCACCGTTAGAAAGTGGGCTTTTCCGTGCATAATGCTATTTATTTGTATCAACACTCCATACGGAGATGTTTTTTAGGGACAGGGGACGAATCCCCTGATAATGTTTCTGTAACCAAGTACAGCCTACATTAAGTAAAAGTTTTAAAGATTGGGAGATAAAAGTTTTACATAATTAAGTTTAACATATACTTTTTAAGAAAAAAAATAGTTTTTTAATTATTGAAAATAGGCTGGTATTAATTTTTGGATAAGCAAATCTAGCGTTTTTGGTGCTAGCAAGTAAATAGTCACGAGCAGTAATAGACCTAAAAAGTACTTTTCTTGACGTTTTTCGATTTTTTTTTTAAACCAGACATAGGAATAAGCAGAAAGACCAACCAGTATCAAATTTATAAAGCGATTGAAAATTTCCTTATCAATCATTGGCACGTACTTGATCATAACCGCAAAAGCAACGAGACCAAAAGACCCATAAATTAACGCATCTTTTTTATCTAAAAGAGCATCAATATCTTTTGCACATATAGCACACCTAGATTCTACTTTTTCGGCAATCATAACCGCTATTTTTTGCAAATCACCATCTTCCAGCATATATTCCATTGTACTGAAATCTTTCAGTTTGTAAAGTTAAAATTATTATAATTAAATAATTATTATATATTAATATTCACGGGCTTGCATATCCTTTTCCTTTGATTTGTATTTATCGTGAATTTTTGAATCTAGCAATTGAACAAAAGTTGTATTGTTGCCAGTATTTGATATCTCTTGAATAGCTCTTGATATGCGAATGCTCTCTTTCATTTCATCACGGATTAAACACTCAAGCGTATGCATTAGAAAATCTTCACTCTCAGCTATTGCCATTTTGGATGCTGATTTTAACCTAGATATTTGCTCTTCTGATTTCTGATATTCGATTTTGAGAGAATCAAGAACAGTAGCCGGTTTAGCAACAGACGAACTGTAAGTTAACTTTAATTCAGGTATTGATTTGTTATACTCAACAATATGATTTACAAGGCAGATAGCGTGCTCTAACCTATCCCGTGCGGAATACCGATGCAAACGCTTGAAGCCCTGCAAACCATTAAATTGAGCCATACCCATTAAATCAATTTCACTTAAGCAATGGATCAATTCATAAGATATAATTTCGTTTAGAAGTGAATTCAACTCGTAAGAAATCATTTTAACCCTAACCTTTAAAGTTATAGCCGGCATCAATAGACACCGGCTTTTTAAATCCTAAAAATCTTTTTAACTATTCTTTGAAGCAAATTCAATTTTCTAGCGGACGATGCTGCTGTTGCCGTTTCCGTTTTGTGTGCCGCAAAGAAATGGTGCTAAGTGGTGCAAAATTGTTGCTGTTTGAGCTGCGTTATTGTCTTTTAGAATGTTAGTTTGAATTAAATTAGAATTAACCGCTTGAACTGCATTGTATTTTTCTAAAAGATCTGAGTACCTACCATTTGCCATTGAATCAAGAATTTTTTGGGTGTTGTTGTTATTTACATCGATAGAATCGCGAACTGTTGATTTTATCGCACAGCAACATTCAGCCATTTCACGTGAAACGCCGTCAATGGATTTCTCGATTTGGCTGAATCCTGTTAAGCTTGTCAAAACTTGGTTATTGAATCCTGTTGTAATCAATCCGTTTGTATTTTGTGATTGATTTATGTTTTGAATTAACTGTTGTGTTCCCTGAGCCGTTAAATCAGACTGCAAAGCACGAATTGATTGAAGTGTAGTTAAATTTGCATTTGCGATATTTGTATTTAAATCACCGATCCCATTAGACAGTTCACGAGTATTTGCATTATTTGTGTTGTTAATGTTTTGACCTGAAGCACAAATTTGACCTGATAAATCTGATATTTTACCAGCTACCGCATCACTACTAATATTTTGTTGTAAATTAGAAATTTGTGATTGAAGATTCTGGAATGCTGGTGCTAGAACTACATCTGTTGCTACTGTTGTAGCTGCTGGTGAGCAACCATTGCCATTGTTCCCGAACAATCCACCGCGATTGCCGTTGTTGCCGCCTAAAAGTAAAAGAATCAATAATGATTCGATACCCATACCTGTACCCATTCCCATACCATATCCTCCGAATCCTGGTGTCATAACTGATTGATATCCGCCATTGCTTGGGGGTGCTGCTGTGAATCCGCTCATTTTAAATTCCTCCTGCTGATATTTTTACAGGAACCCTAAAATGGAAAAACGCAAGAAATCCCATATAGGGTCCTGCGTTTTATTGGATACACGAAGAGCTACTTCGGGTATTTTTCTGATAATTAAACTGCTGTTGTAGTAAGTTTGGTGTATAAGTTATTCAGTATATCTACTGAATTTTTCGACATTGGATGTCCGTGTAAAATATTGTTCTGCCAATCGATCAATGCCTGTGTTCCATCCTGTCCGATTACCTTGAATCGCTCATCGTGACTTGAAAATATAGATTGTACTTGCTTAGGTAACTGAGCAAGTATATCCTGTCTGCTATTAGGGTTACTTAGTTGTGACATTATATTTATTAGCTTTGTTCTATTGTCTATTTCTGCACTCATAGATTTATTTTAGCATAAAAAAACCCCCAGTAAAGGGGCTTTTAAAATCATCCCGTAAATATCACAAATATAAAAATCAATTACAACTGCGCAAATCCTAGTGTGATTGTATGTACAGTTTCAGAGGCAGGTGTATATCCGCCTAATGTTTGAAGTACTCCGTATAATGTGTTGCTTGAAGATGCTAATTTTAAACGTCTATTAATACCGTTTAATTCAGTCCAAAGAATTCCTGTTGACCCAACTTTTTCAGGAACGGAAAAGGTAATATAGGTTAATAATTTTGATTTGTCAGCAGCAATCCAATCGTAAGCCGCATTGTCAGCAATTGCCGTTGGTGCGGAATCATACAGATACAACTTAAAACCAATCATTCCAGATGGCACTGCCGTTAAATCAATCCTCAATGTAGCATCCATAAGCATTATGTGATTACCTTGAATATATGACACATCAGAAAATGTTATATTCTGCGTAGATGTAGTACTAACAACATCGTTAGCTGTGTAAGCGGTCGTGTTGTCCGGTCTTGTTATAGCTGCGGATGGAACCTTCAATCCAGCCTGTATTGCCATCGGTTCTAAAATTGTTCCCCTCATTTTTATAACTCCTATCTAGTTTTAATATTTAGAAATCTACCAAGTAAATTGGTTTTTTCAGTAATTTCTCGTTCGGTTAAAGCATAATTATAAATAGAAATATCTGATGTATACCCACGATAACGATCGCCAGCTACGGATGAACTAGACTCCCAGTTAATACCAATGTATAGGTTTGTTAAAGACTGCAACGTTGTTGATGTCGTCCCTAGTTTAGACTGCGTTATTCTATTGCATCGAATGTACTGCAAAGTATTCGATGCACGAACAGCCGCGAAAATATTAGGCGTATTCAAATATGTACCCAGCAAGAAAGGATTAACTGCATCAGGTTTGCGTTCTCCCGACATAACATATTCCCCGGATTGTGTTTTAATGCCTATTACCGATTTAAAGTTAGAACCCGTTGTGTCACAAATAGCCACGGCATGCATATAAGCCGCTGTAGATAAATTGGGCTCTAGATAACAAAAAATAGAGTGTGCATTATTCACAACTAGTCCAGTTGCTACTAGATAATTTCCTAGAGCAAAATACATTCGCAACTTGCCGTTAATCAGATCTAAAGATCCAGAGTTAACGACTCTTGGCTGTAATGCAGTGGTGACTTGCGTTAAATGCAACCCGCTATTGTTTTTCTCATAGATAGTATCCACATAGCCAGAACCAGAACCCACGAAATACAATATCTGATTCAGGTCTGGGAAACCTTCTTTTGTTAAAAGTATGTCTTGAGTTGCATCATCAGAGGATCTTCTAATTTTAAACGACAAATTAGACCCATAGTTTTTAGATTTGTTAAACGAATAGTTCAAATAAGAACCATCCGTTATTTTAGTGAAGTCAGTTTTATTGAATTTAAAATTTTCAATCATATTGATGGTGTACTCATAACCATTGGTCTTACTAAATTTCCGTCCATTTTTTTTACTCCATTCTATTAAATATGAATTCTATATTGATATTAAATGGAAGTACCACCGCGCCACCCAATATTAACCGTTCCAGCTGCAAGAGTGATATTTCCAGCTGTTGTATTATGAAATTTTATAGTAATTGTGTTTGTAGCTGAAATATAGACATTTAAAATTAAACCCTGCAAATTCTGTGTATAGGAGGCGTGTAGATAGTCCCCTAATGCACAAGTACGGGTAATATCAGTTGTTGTTATTGCGCCAGCATTTATTGTGCTCCCAGTTATAGCCTGCGTGTAATAAATAGGTTTCCATTCCAAATCTTTAATAACTGCTCCATCGGCTATTTTTAAGGATAAGGTGGAATGATCCCACCAAGATACACCTTCTTCATTCGCTGCGGCTGAACCTCTGCCCAACCTTAATTTTGCAGTATCACCTAAATACATATATCCAGATGATTGTGTTATACCTTCGGAAGTTTGCAAAGTTTTGCAAAATAAGCCTTGATACGCGTGAGCGTGATCTAAAAGATGAACTGTTTTATCAAAAAGCAAACTAATATAAGTATTAGTTGTTGTTTCGGTTGATCCAGTAACTTTTATAGCGTCACGACCCGTCACCCCGGCGACCTCTGCACTAAGATCTATCAAAACCTGATTAGCTAAATCAGCGATAGCTCCTGTGCGAATATTTGTACCGTCTGCGTGTTTAATTCTTTTTAACGTATCATCCCACCAAGATACTCCGGATTCATTCGCTGCGCCTGAACTTCTGCCATGCCTTAATTTTGCAGTATCACCTAAATACATATATCCTGCTGCACAGGTAACGCCAGTATTTCCTTGTAAGGCTCCCGTTGCGGTTATGTCCTTAGCCGTAAAATTAACGTATGCTAATGCCGCATTTTTGAGTTGCACTGATAATTCAGAGGATAAAATACCGACCGATCCACCGCTTTGGTCTATAACAAAATCTGTAAATAAAGCTAATGTTCCGACATATCGCCAAGTAATCGTACCATCTGAAGCCGTGCCGCTAGAATGAGTTGGAGCCGTTGCACCTGTAGTCCCAGACCCAAGAGCCACGTAAACCTTAGAAGCATTTTTTCGAACTGTCCCAGCTACAATAGCGGCTTCACCGGTTGTCCAAGCCGTTTTCCCGAAATAACCTATTGAATAGCATACTCGCTCACCTTTAAATTTGCCCGTTCCTGCTTCTGTCTCATTTACAATTGTGTTTAATCTGTAATATCCTCCGTCTACCCAATCTCGAGGCCCCGGTGTAGATGTCGTGCCGTCAATTCGTGCGTTACCTAAATTAATGACTTCTTTAAAAACGTGAGCCCCTACTGAGACATTTGATAAACCTATGTAACTGCATTGATTGCCCATTAAAACTACTGTTTGTAGGTATCCACTAGGATTATCTGCGAGGCTATAGTATGCGTGATCCCAGAAAAATGAAGTATCGCACCCGTGAACAACGTTACCAATAACTTCAATAACTACATTTTGAAGCAATGTCTCAGGAGCTTTTTGCATTGTAAATGCTAGCCTTGTTGATGCAGACACACATTTAACCTCACATGTATTATGAGAAAAAGTTAGACCTCTACCGATATTAATCCTGCTTAAGTAAGCATCGGACTTATTAAATGTAGGATCATAATAAAAAGAATTTCCGGTAATAGTCGTTAAGTTATGATATTCAAGAGATGTATACTTTAAAATATTCATTACTACATTAGTGAACGTGTTGTTTTTAATATGCAAAATTCCAGCATAATGAACCGCAAGCTGATCGTAACTATTTGGTAGAGCTGTCGGAATATCGTAGGAACAAGTATTACCTATAAATGATACAACCTCATTGTTTAAATCTACGCCAGATATTGAATCGCCACAATACATTCCAAATTGCACCTGTCGGCTTCCTAAAGTATTGCCACCATTGTAAATATTGTTCGCTACAAAAGAAATGTCTCTAAATCCGTACATAACTAGCGTCGCCTGATTGCAGAACTGTATTGTGTTTCCAGTTGCGTTTGCGTGAAAACATCCTTCAAAATCTATACCTGTATCCATCCCGTTGTAGCAAGTATTTCCGGTTACAGATATGTTTTCGCACATATCAAACCAGATAGAACCCCAACTTATGTTTTTAATTACGTTGTTACTAACAACAATGTTTTTAGTCTTTCGCTCATTTGTCATGGCACCTTTTAAAGAGAAAGATGATCCACCACCAACTCCCTGTATTCCGTGCGTAAATCCATCAATAGTATTGCCATACACATTTATTTTTTCTGTGTAAGCGAATGAAATAGCCGCAGGATAAGAGCCAACTGCTATTTTTTCACTTGGAAATTGTGTGCCTTTACAAACATTATTATATATATTTATACCTATAGATTTATCACTTTGAGTTATATCTGCCCAAGCATTGGCACTGCCGTATTCGCCTATAGTTGCGTAATTAAAAGGTTGTCTGCTATATGGAGTTGTCATAAAGTTCGATTTAGCCAACGTCAGCACCAAAGCTGCGTCTATAGTCTCACAGTTTCTAATCGTGCAATTAGTACACCCGTATAGAACTATTGCCGTAGCTCTAGGAATTGTATTTGTATCTAAAGAAAAGCCTTCATATTGGATATTCCCAAGCGTTGCAGTCGCCACAAATTTTAAACCGTCTACGACAATCCCCTCTTTTGTAAACGCTTTAAAACCCCAAGCTAAACCAGCGGCATAAGTGATTGTACCTACCCCAAGCAATATGGTATTTGCGTTTGTAATTGTCATAAACGAGCTTATTTTGTAGTTTTTAGAAAAATAAATATTTGTAGCTGTATTTAAACATTTTTGAATAGCGGCATTATCAGAGGTTGTCCCATCGCCAATCGCTCCAAACCATTCAGGGAAACTTTCTTTATTTCCCAGCAACCCAGCGAATGAACCAGCCCCATAAAATAATAATTGGGTTTGTGATGCATCCATAAATTGATTAGTAAAAGTCAAAGTCTTTGTTGTTGGAATGGATAATTGACCCTTAGCTTTATCAAAAATAATCGCTTTAATATTTGCTGGAACCGTCCAAGATGTACCGATTAAAGTTCTTGATGGAATAAATAAAGAACAGTCAGCTGTGTTAGCTGTAAAATACGCATTTAATAAAGCGTAATCGTCTGTTGATCCGTCACAAGCACACCCGATATCAACTTGAGCGTGGATGTAAGGCAATCCTTGAATCGCTACCGCTTCAGCCCTATTTGCCGCTTCAAGCGCTAAAGCTGTGTTTGCCGCAACGTTCGAAATATTAGTAATTAAATCTTCGACTTCAGTACTTGTAGGTACTTCAGATTTTTTCCAATGTGGGACACGGGTCAAATCATTTTTAACGTCCTGAAACATTGCTGTTAATTTATCGTAAGATGTTTCAAGCTGAGTCAATGTGTAGGGCTGTGAATTGTCTAAATCTAAAGTCTGATTTGCTGTAACGTTTCTGTAAACAACAACCTTGTAACCACTCGCAACTGGTGTTAATCCTGAACTGGTTTTGGGATAAGTCACAGTTTTATTAACAGAATCCAAGGTAAAATTAGAAGATGATATCTCACTTTCTACACCGCTATCAGTCGCTAAAATCAAATGAACATCACTGTTTTGAAGTGTAGTAAATGCATAATTCCATTGTGTAGTTGCCCCGTTTGCTGTGTAAATATGTAACGGTGTTTCTGTTGATATTGTCATTTATTTATTTCCCTTCTTTATCCGCAAAATACTGCCGCCCAAGTAGCAGAGCCTGGAGTAGTGCCAGACCCACCACCTAAGAAATCTTCAGCGTCAGTAGTTATTATAGGATCTGTAGATATTTTCCATTTCACACAACGAGAAAGAACCTCTTTTACTTCCTGAATATTCATAATTGTTTTATCAAAAGACTCAGTAATATTCGTTGTATTAAATGCACCGGAAGAAGTAAAATTTATATCCTGTTCATCAGGAACATTTCTACTAATAACCAGCTTATAGGCACTAGTTAAAGGGCTTCCAGATACCGGATAAGTTACCTTTTTTAATGTGTCGTTTACTGAATAGTTCGAGGTTATATTTGTTTCAACACCCGAAGCAATAGTTAATAAGGTTAATACTATGTCAGTTTCATCAAAAATAGTGAAGGTATAGCTAAATTCTGTAGCTGTGCCATTGCCTGTATAGATATGAATTGGTACTTCTTCATTTATTGTCATGATTTACCTCTATAGTATCATAATTTATTTTTATTATAAAATCGTAATTGTTACAAATTAATTATTAATATTGTCGTCTAACCAATGCCATCATTGACGGATCAATTTCCCCTTGTAAAATATCAACCATATTCCAAGCCCAAGAATTAAATTGGTTCGGATATGGAACAGCAACCGCCAAACCCTTTGTCATTTGTTCGTAAGTTTTTTGTTTCTCTAATCCATCCGTAAATGGAGCAACAACACCCCTAACCATTAATTCAGCACCAGATAAACCAGGCGAACTCGCAAATCCTCGGTTCTGTTTTTTTTCTAATAAATTGATTGCTAAATTTACAGTATCACGACCTATCATAATCCCGCCTGAATTATCTCTGGCTATTGCCTTAGCTACCCATTTTAACTCTTCATCATCTTCGGGAGGTCTAATTGCCGCCAATTCAGATACCAGAGGATAAATTACAGCTAAAGCAAATAAGCCAGCTAAGTTTTTGGCAAAATCAATTTTCGTTTCTGAGAATTGAGTTCTTTTAAATGCCATATATTTAAGCTGCCATTGATTTTGAGCATAGCCCATAAATGTAGTGAGTAATTTTTGATACTCGCTACCCTGCATTATTTTTGCTAAGTCTTCAGGTAATCCAGATCCAATTGAATCACGAACAACCATCATTCCATATTGCTGGGCTTTTCGCTCTTGTTGCTTTTCTGATAAATGCCCATACAATTGCAAACCTTTATGATATGCGTTGTAATAGGTGGTCATAACCACTAATCTATCAGTATACCCGTTAACACTAGCTGAAAACTGGATCATTTTGTTATCATTTTTATAAACGTTGTTTGCTACGTCTAAATATTCACGGTCTCTATTGATAAATCTTAATTTTAATTCCGGCTCTTTATTTGTTACAAATTCATACATTTCATTAAAATATCGTTCATCAGTCAATGTTTTGTTGCACATTTGCGCAATGTCATTTCTGATTTGTGAAGCGGTACAATGTAAAGAATCTTTTAAATAGCCTGGAACATTTGCAGCCGCCTTTACAGCATCTAAAGGTGTATAGTTTTTATCAACGTGACCCGTGTTAAAAAAACCCGCCATATTCTGAAAAGTGTTACCAACATTTGCGAAAATAATTGAAACCGTAGCTCTTTTTCTAAGACCACGAACAATTGACTCACCAGCCAATTGATTTTCTGCTCGTCCGTTTCTAGCTATTATTGAAGCCCAATCATTTATTTGTTTTACTGCTTGTGAACCGTAAAATCTAGTAATGTTATCAACAATCGGCTTGCTCCGCATAAGTGAATTTATGTCTATAATTGCTTTTCTAAATGATAAATCGTGAATAACATCGGTTACATGCTTTAATGGTAAATCGAAATCAAGCAATACGGGGTATTGAGCGTGCTCACTACGCTTTTCTATAAATCCGTTTTTAGTTTGTGCCTTTGCAATGTGACCAGCTTCCAAAGCTCGTTCTTTTGCCAGCTCTTGAGCGTTCATAGCTGTGGATCCGTAATCCGCTGCTAAAGGATAATATTTACCCTCAACCCATCCAAACCTAGTTTTAAACTGAACACCTTTAACTCGTTCAGGTGCAAAACCCGTAAGGTCAAGATATAAATTCGTTATATCCTTCCAGTAACCACCTATGAAATCCCAGCTAGCTTTTACAAATTCCCAGTCTTTTTCTGTGAGTTCACGGTCAAGAACAGTCCAAATGTCTTCTTGTGTTCTTTTGGGCTTCTTTTCAAACATTCCCGTTTCGGGATTGAAAACGTCAATATCTCTGCCCTCGGTTAATCGTTGACGATTTGATTCAGTCCCCCAATTTAAAGCCATACAGACTAAATCTTTATGTGTTAGATTATCGCCTAATTCTGGAATATATTTAGATTTTTCCCAGCTCTTGACTTCTTTTTTATCAATTATGTTTGCAATTTCTTGATGTTTAACAATTGCATCATACATCATTTTGCTTTTTTTAGCGGTCGCATCCTTCATAGTCTCGTAGAATGTTTCTCTCCAAGATCCAAGCGGTTTCAAACCATCTAGCAAAGTTAATAACCTGGAAACATTTAAATTTGCACCACGAAAGGAATCAGATAAACTCTGAAATGCTCTGCTTAAAGATTTCTTATTGGATTCATATTGTTTTCTAGGTACATTGTTTTTTGCCGCTGTAGCTTCAACAATTAAATTATTTATAACAACCTCTTTAACACCTTTATCCCAAGCGGTTAAAAAGTTGTACTCTGCGTTTGCTAGCTTCCTAATATTCTTAATAGCATTAACAACCTCGTTTGATTCATCGATAGTTAAATCATTGTGTGAGTCACTTTTGTTTTCAACATTAAGAATGAACGGGCTTAAGTGTAAAATTGTCCAATCTTTGTTCTCATCTGCCCACTCGTTAATAGTTTTTGATGCAATGTATTTATCTTTGAATTTTGGATCAAATCCAAATCTCATAAGTATTTTTGATATTTGACCGGCAATTTCCTGATTCTTAAAGTACTGTTTTTCTTTTGAAGATGGAGTTTTTGCAATTTCGTTCAAATAAGCATAGTTTTTATTGGCTTGTTCTTTTAATTTTATCGCCTGACGTGTAACTGCTGACGCTCTGATCTGTTTTATTTTCCATTCAGCGGCTTTTTGTACATCTTTTTTAGTTGCATATTCAGCGGATTTTATAGCGGCATTTCGCTCAATTGTGTAGTAATAGGAAGGGTTTTTTAAATCACTAATTTTAGTGTTAGCAAAGTACTTTTCTGCAATTAGTTTTGCTTTTTGCTTTTCAAGATGTGCTTTTGCTAAATTGATGTTTTTAGTATCTTCATTTAAAGCTGTGTACTCTGCCGATAAAAAGTTAAGCATTTCATTGTTATGCAATGCACCGGTAGCAATATCAAGGAAATTAACTGATTTTCTAATATCACCATACTCACCATATTTTTCAACCATTTCATTTTGAACTCTATTCTCAAGTTCAACATCGTGAGACTCTAATTCTAAAATATCAAAAAACATTTCACCGTCTGATTCATAACCCATTGAACGGGCTTCAAAATCTGTTCTAACGGGATCTAAATCACCGCTTAATATTTTTGATTTCAATTCCTCTAAGCTGTAGCCGTAATCATCACTAAACTTTTTAGCAACAACTCTTAAAGGTTCTTGATCAATTTCTAACCTCTTTTTTTCTTCAATAGATTTACGAATACTTTCTTTTCTGGAAACATATTCAGCATCTATTTCTTTTAATTGCTGTTCGATTAATTTCTGTACTGCATATTCATCACCGGATTCCTGTAAACGTTTTAAATTCTCAATAACGTTATCTGCAAATCCCAAAGATTCAATTTTATTAATTATTTTATCTAGCCCGATATTTTTTTTAGCTTGAACAATTTCAATGTCAGAAGCAAGCATCCTATCAAATACATCTCGAACTTCAGGAGAAACTTTTACCCCGTCCTGAATTCTAGGCTCTATAATCCATCCTGCTCGCTCTAAAATACGCATATCCGCAGGAAGAATAATCGCTTTATAAACATCAGTGAACCATTTTCTTAGTTGTCCAAAAATACGCTTTAACTGAATGCTAGGAGCTTCACCACGTTTTAAATAAGCTTCAAAGCCTTTTGCAAACTGCTCTTCTTGCTCTGTAGTTAATGTGCTTTGATCTTCTTTAATTTGAAGCCATTCGGATAAATAGCCCCAGTCCTTCAAATATTCTTCACCGGCTAAGTTTTTCTTAACAACTTCAAATTTATGCCTTAAAAATATATGTGCAGTCTCGTGAAGAAACGTTGTTGCATTTCTTTTAGAAGTTAAGCCGATAACTTTAGGTACTGAATTAAAATCAAGGAAGCCTAAAATATCTTCACGCTGTAATTGTTCTGTGTATTTAAAGCCTTGTAATTCAGCTTCGGATTCCTGATTTATACGATAATCAATTTCTTCCTGAATCTTTTTGTTAGTCCATTTTTTGGAGTTTTCAACCGCTGCAACAAAATCATTCATTGATATACCATCAGGAAAAATTTCTTGTGCTATAGAATCCGCTGAAATGCCTTCCTTTGCTGTAGTAGTAAATGGGATATTTGATTGCCCTAATGCTTCTCGCCAATCACTAAGAGTTTTAGGTTCAATATATAACTTGCTTGTTTTACCAAGTGATTTTTTTATCTTTATGACCACATCTTCATCAATTTCAAGCTGCAATTCTTTTGCTACCTGAGCTTTAGTTTTTTTAATAAAAACAGTCTTTGGCGTGTAGATATCAGGTATCAATTGTTCTGCAATTTGCTTAATAGGTAAACCTGATCTAGCAGATTCTTGAATTATCATCGATTGAAATATTTTAGCGTTAACACGTGATTTCTGTTCGTGTTGCTTTTCTGATACTGTTTTTTTAGTTTTTTGATTTACTTCTCGATCAAGGTTTATCAACCTATCATAAATATTATTATAAACTTCCTGTTCATCACTAACTTGCTGTTTAATAGCTAGTTCTTGATCTTTATATTTATTAATTTCATCAAGCCATTCATTATGAAATTGCTCGTCAATGTCCATAGCCTGGCGAACAGTCGGCTGTGACGGATCATTTGTAACATCATCTTGAAATTGACTATATATATCTATACCGGATGTTTCTTTTATTGATTTAGCAGATTCTTTTAAGTCTGACAAATTAAATTCAAGATGGTCTGAATTTTCATCAGCTTCATTGATTTTCTGGAAAAGTAAATCTAAGCCTAATTGATTTGAAGCTGTAGTTCTATCAATTTCCTGTCCTGTAGTCTCAATATGATCATCAATCAATTTATTTATAGTTTGAGCAACTTGTTCCTTATCAAAATAAACTTTTCCAGCGCCGTTATTATTTGCTATGTCTTGAAATATTTTTCCTGCGATAACTGGATCTCGTTTATCAGTAGTTGATTTATTTATCGCTTCAACGGTATTTAAAAAAGATTCTTTATACTGTTTAGCTTTGTTTAATTCAGCTCGAACATTCATAACGTGAACACCAGCAGACCCAGCCCCTAAAATAGAAACTGCAGAGATTATTTGTGGTATACCAGCAATAACTCCGCCAGCTCTGGATAATGTTGACGGTTGATCAATAGTCTCATTTGTTTGAGATTGCAAAACATCTTTTGCTACAACATCTGAAACAACACTTTGAACTATTTCCGGGACGGTTTCAGAAGCAACCACCTTTAAATACATTTTGCCAGCTTCAAGCAAAACTTTATCTTTAGGCAATTCAGCCAGTTTATTAGCGTTCTTGTCTATAACATCAACTAAGCCCTTGAAGGATGGATTTTTTGCCAATACATTACGCATTGCCTTTAATCCAACTTTACCAACAATAAAGCCTGTTAGAATATCGCCAGCGGTCTCCAATGCCCCAACGGCATCACCTTGCAAAGCGGCAGTATTAGCAACTAACATCGGGTCAATAGGTTTACCTGATTTTGTTTTTAAATTAATATTGTCTATGTAGAACTGCCCAGATGATTGCATTGCCGTAGTATTAAACGCACCTAACGCACCGCCAACTTTTGAACCAGCACCAAATCCGATTCTTGCGGCTTGCATTGCTGTTTGTGGGCTTCTAGTTCCGATAAGAGCACCAGTTCCAGCAGCTAAACCGAAAGCAGTTCCTTTAATGCCACCTTGTACTAACGCTTCTTTTCCTGCTTCAATCATAGGCGATAATATCGAAGCTGTATTATAAATTGGGTTTAAGGTATTCCTTGAATTTTTACGAATAGTATCTTGTAATTGCTGAATATCATAATTATAGGAATTATTAACCTTACCAGTTAATTGAACTTCGGTCATTAATTTATGACCTAATTGACTGAGTTTTTGCTGTGCCTTGCTGACTTCCCATCCATTTTTAAATTGTTGCCATTGACTTTCATTTTTAGATAACCGTTCTAAATCATCACTCATTAAAGTCATCTTTGTAGGATCTGTAATATGACTAGTCAAAGCCGGATAATCAATTGAAGCCTGATACCAATCGTTACGGCTTGCAAGTTGTTCACGGTGTAATTCTTCGGATTGTTTTGTAAGCTCGTCATTGTCCCAATATAAAGGCAATGGAATACCTGTTTTATGTGATAAATTTGTGTTTATAGCCGCTTTGCTAGGTGTGATATTTTTAGACAATGTGGCAGAAGCACCCAAGGCATTTGCTTTTAAATATTGCTGTTCTAGTATTGGTGTAATTGGTGTTCTGACTTCCGGACTAACTACCCCAGTAATAGGTAGTTGTGGCTTTATTTTATTCTTAGCGTTTAATTCTCCAACTATACGCGTTCTTTCTTCATCATCTAAATCTACCGGATCAACTAATTTGAAATCACTCATTATTTAGAGCCCTTTTTTGTTTCATCTTTAATCCATAGCTTGAGGTTTCCGTTTTTATCCAATATGTAAGCATTACCATCTTTGCCATATACAAACTTGCTAGATATATTTGCATGAACATCAGCCTCATAGATAGAAACTTGATTTTTATTTGTACCCCAAAACTTGCCTACAGTTTCAACTGCTATTTTATTTTTAGCGGAAAGAATGGCATCGTTAAAAACAGTATTGGTTAATTTTTTTCCAGGGTTTTCAGCTTGCCAATTTTCTTGATATTTACCTACGTAATCCCTAAGTTTTAAGTGTTTATCTAAAGTATTAGAACCAGTTAACTCATAGGCTTGACTCCAAGTCATAGCAATAACAGCATCTTGCAATGCTTTTTCATTTTGCGATTCCGGTATGAATTTTTTATTTTCATCAAAATTTGCAAATATAAAAGAACTTCTTTGTGATTCAGTCATAAAAGGAGAAAATACATTGTCCCAATAAGCATAAGTTAATTTGCCAGTTTTCATCAAGGCGTTTAACTTTGTTAACTGGTCATTCGTCATATCCGGCTGTTTTTCTGGTTTTAGGTTTGAATTTAATCTAGCGTTCATTGAATCTCTAAAATCAATCATATTATTAGGAATACTATTAATTAGTTGTTTAACCTTTTTTATATTTCCAGATTTTAAAAGATCTTCATATTTGTTCTTAACAATTGTTTGATAATTATCTATTTTTTCACGCTCAACTGATTTGTTTCTGTTAATATTTGATACCAAAATATCTTCAGCTTTATCATATAAATCAGCTGGTAATTTTACAGTTTTTAATTCTGCTATAGCATCAGAAAGATTCGTGCCGTGTTTATCTGATATTTGGTAAGCAATAGTATTAGTTATTTTAAAATCCTTTGATTTACTTGTTTGATTCTCATAAGTAATGAATTTAACTGGATCAATAAATGGTTTATTATCTTTTAATAATCGCTCCGCTTCCTTTGGTTGATCTTCAATCAAAGGCTCAACAATTAAACCAAACATCCTTGTTGCTTCGGTTACACGCTTAACCTCAATTTCTCCGTCAGTCCATCCGTTCTTCTTACCGTATTCATAAATTTCATTTCTGGATCGATTCAGCATACCGTAATAATGTGGCTCGTTTCTGTATTGTGCTAGTTCCTGATAATTCATATCTAAGGATGAATTGAACGCATTTTTATAGGCTGATTTTTGTTCTTTGGCTTCGTGTTCTGATACCTGTTTTTGATAAGTATTTAAATCAGAATCAAATTTAGCCAGCTCATAAAGTTTCGTATCTTCATCTATACCGGATGATTTTAATTTTCGTTCGAACTCTGGACGAAGTTTTTCATATGCTTCTTTGGTAAATTCATTTGTAGCACCAAAAGCATTTACACCAGACTTGGTTAACAAGCCCTTATCAGGATCGTATAAATAAGAATTAAAATTTTGTTTGATTTCATTTTGCAGATAAACAGATTTAATTTTGTCCTGCTCTTCTTTTTGCTTTTTTTGTAACGCATCAATCTTTTCCTGCTGTGCTTGGAATTGCTGACCAATTTGTTCAACAACCTTGCCGGTTTGATATTGGGCTTGTGCTATATTGCCGCCAAAAGTAGCCTGTAACGGTTGTACTGACTGCTCTTGAGTAGGTTGAAATTGTTGTGTCTGAATAGGTATTCTAGGCATATTTAGGGATACTCCCTTTAGTAATCAAGTTGGAAATTTGTGGGGCGACTTGTGTTGCTGTCCCAAGCAGGGTATTAAATTGTTGAATTTTACCAGCCTCAAGACCAGTTTGAGCGGCGTTCCTGTATTGTTCTGCTTTTTTTAACTGGTTGTATCTCTGCATATCCGCGTCATAACGCAATAACATCTCATCAGTCATTTGCGATTCAAGAGAAGTTGTTGCGATGTCTTCAGCGGTAACACTGGACAAGGAAGCCCCAGAACCGACAACGGCGGCTTTTTGAGTTTCGTACAAAGAAGTGCTTTGTTTTCTAAGCTGTGATTGTTTTTGACCAGCTGATTTACCGTAAAATTTAATCTCTTTTTCAGCTTCTTCAGCTAAAGCATTATAGTATGAAGCGTCTGCTTCAGATGATTTTTTCTGGGCTTCGCCTTGTTGAAATCCAGAATAAAGAGTTAATCCAATTTGAAATAATGTAAACGGATCCAATTTAATTCCCTCCGAGCGTTATCAATGGGTTGATATTTAATATCCTCATTGGATAAGGTTTAGTTTGTTTAACAATAACGCTAGTACTCTTATCATAACCTGAATTTAAAGTTTCCACAAATTTACCTGTAAAAGGCTGTATTGGCGTTCCTAAAATAGCCGGTGTAGATTGAATCATTTCAATTAAATCTGTAGAGTTAGCCCCGATATAACCGCCTATCGTATTCATAAGATAAAACATAACCTGTGATATTTTTTTCTGTTTATCGTTTGTTGATACCGAATCAACGTTTAAGGTCTCGATTGTGCTGATAAACGGTAATCCAGCGTGTACTTTGGTTGAAGCGATCGGGAGCGTTATATCTCCACTTGTAACAAGTAAATTTTCAACAACGAACCCATTACATACAGCCGTTACCGTTTCGCCGTCTAAATGATCTAAACCGGACAAGGTAGTTATTGCAGTACCGGAATAAGTAACCCCAGAATCCAAAAAATATGAATCTTCAGCGGTTGTTTCAACTCGTGTTGCAAATCGCTCTATATATCGCATTGAGCCACGTTTAACTACCATCTTTATTGTCGTTAATCCGTTTGATATTGAACTGGTAATACTCTCAATATCTCCCCCGACATCGTGCTTTGCCCATGCTAAAACTCCCTGCTCTTTTAGGTAAGATAGTAA